AAGGTTCAATAATTTTTCTAACTTGATCCCAACGATCTTTTAGCAACAAAAAGGCTATACCAATTACTGCTATAACTGCAGCAATGGCTGCAAGTATTCCCCAAACTATAGGGCCACCAGCCAAGATTGTAGAAAGAAATCCTCCCTTAGTGGCAGCGCCAGCAGCGCTAGCAGCCAAAGCGGTACTTTGAGTGCCAGCGGTAAGCATCTTCATCTGCTTACCTGCTCCAAGAGCACTTCTGCCTATATCATCTATGCTATCTGCAGCAGCCTTTTGAGCAACTTTTGATTTAGCAAATTGCTCAAGAGCATCTTCAGTTACATTATACTGGCTTGATAGTGCAGAGATTTTTCTAGAAGTAGCAGCAGCCTCTTCGCCATCAAGAAGCTTCAATCGCTCTTTCAGCTTAAGGATTTTATTCATGCCTGCTTCTGTCGAAGCGCTATACTGACTAATTGCAGTCGTAGCAAGCCCGGCAATGGGAGCAGCGCCGGGGGCAGATGGCATTGGTCTTGGAATTGGGACACCGGGCATCGGAATTGCACCAGTAGCAGACTCGGCAGCCTTCGCTACAACATTTGATACAGTCAATCTTTGATTGGCTGCAATAATTGCATCAGTTGCAGCAACTCTTCTCGCAGCAGATCTTGCAGTTTCATCAAATTCATCAGAAACTTGATCCTCGCTTGTTTGAAGAATTGCATTACTCGCCGCAATCTTACTATTTGCAGCAGTGGCTGTACCAGCAGTACTAGCGGCAGCTTGATCAAAGCTATCAAAATAGTCTAGAACTTGACCCTTAGCTTTAGGAGGTAACCCAAATTTCATTCGAATCTTGTTCATAAAACCTTTTTGAACAAGAACAAACTTATCGCCAATTTGAGCAATATCTTTCCTCATAGGATCTATATCAAAAAGTTTTTGAACCTGAGACATTCCGCCCGGAAGATCTCTCATCTTAGGTAGGAACTTATTAAAGACTTCCACAAACGAGACGAAAGTATATTTCATCTGAGCAAAAATATATCTAATTGGACCAATGGCGGCAACTAGAGCGCCAAAGGCGAGTGCCATTTTTTGAATAATTGGGGGCGCAGCAGTAAACTTCTGAAGAAGTTCAACGAGCTTTTCACCAACAGTGATGACAGCTGGAGCGAGCGACTTGCCGATTTCATAAGAAACAGTCTGCATCTGCGCTTTAATTCTCGCCAAAGCCTTGCTAGGATCTTTCTGAATCTCCTCAACTGCTTTAGCATACCTGTCAGCAGCGCTAGCTACACCTTCCATTGGAATCTCGCCGGAAGCAATCATACCTCTCAAGAAATCTGACTGGACTTCATTTACATCTAAAATTCCAGCTTTGAGCCTTCTATATTCTTCATTACCAAGAGAAACATCAGCGAAGTAAGAGTTCATTCTTGCAGACTGCCTACCTCCAAAAAGCTCTGGCGCGGCGGCGAGTCTTTGTGCATCATTCATATTATTGAGTTGCTCTGCGAGTCTCATTATCTGTATTGCGCCATCTTTCATATTGCCATTGGCGTCAGTGAATGAGAATCCTAATTCATCAATAATCTTTTTAGAATCTTTAGTCGGAACAACAAGGCGCTGCAAAGCGAACTTCAAACCATGAGCAGCTTCCGTAGCTGGAATACCACGACGATACATACCAGCCAAAGAAGAAGCAACGCCAGCAGCAGAGAATCCCATCTGTTGCATGACAGGGGCAACTTCGGGGAAAGCGGCTGCCAAATCTTTAAGCTGCAGAGAAGTCTCATCAGAAACAGCGCTCAGCTGAGCAAGAATCTCGTTAGTCTGCTGAACACTTCCATCAGTGAAGATAGCATTAATAACTCGGAAGAATTCCATCGCTCCGGAAGGATCGATATCACCAACCATCGAAAGTTTAGCAACAGAATCAGACCATTCTCCAATATCCTTGCCTGACTTACCAAGCGCAGCAATATCTGTAAACAGAGCGGCTGAAGATTTTAATGTAAGACCATATGCAGCAGCAACTTTTTGAATTTCTTTTTCAAGAGCAGAATAATCTTCTTTATATTCAGTCACCTTCTTCAACTGAATCATCTCTTTATTTACAGAATCAAAAGTTCTAAGAGCTACAGTGCCTACGCCGACGAGAGGGAGAGTGATACCCTGAATCATCTGCATACCAGTCCACTGAGCATTCTTAGCAGAGTTCTTCATGGCGAGTGTAACTCCATCAAGACCCTTCCTAGTAACACCTGCAGCGATACTGATCCGTTGCAAACTAGTAACAGTCGGCATAGAACTTGGAAGACCAGTTGCTATAGAGTCAAGTGACCTCTGAGTAGCAACACCGGCGTTTTTGCCCTCTTTCAGAGCGCCCCAAATAGTTTGAACATTGCCAACAACTTGACTTACATATTTAGGCTTAGCAACAATGCCAATGCCTAAAGTGCTCAACTCTTTCTGATAATCCTTAAGAGCTTGCTTATCTTTGCTACTACTACCAGTAAAATTAGCCCCCGACATCTGAGCAGTATTTTTAAGCGTCTGATTCAGCCTCTCAGCTGAAACCCGCATATCATCTAAGCCCTTTTTGCTGGCGTTAGTAGAGTTAGTGGCTTTCTTCTCTAGAATATCAAGCTCTTTGTTGATATCATTCAGCTGGCCCTTATTTAAGCCAGCGCCAGAGTTTAGGGTTTTTTTGAGGTTCTCAAGAGCCTGATTTAAAGATAATACTTCTTTTTGAGTACCGGAAAAGTTTAGAGCTTCGGCTCTGAGGATAATCCTCTTGATTTCATCGCCACCAGAGGCTGCATCTGCCATTGTCACACTCACTCAAAAAGAAAAACTAATCCTGCTTTTCAATTATAGAATAGCCCAGATTAATAGGCAACATTCCTACTTCATCCTTGCCATAAACAGGGGTGATCTCGCCGCCCTTTTTAGGATCTACCATAAGAGGGTTCTGATATTTCTTATCAGGCTTATTGCTCTCAGAGTCACTATAAAGGAACTTGTAAGGATTATCGTCATCATTGATCTCAGCCCCCATAGACGCTGCCATGATCTTGGAAATTCTGCCTTGCCTTTCGCAAGTAGCCTCGTAAAGAACAATAAGCTCATCTAAAGACAAACTATCTTCGAGATCATAAAAACTCTTCCACGCTCCGCATTCACAAAAAACTTCCTGCTCAAGAAGAGTCAGGGGAATGTCATCGAAGGCAAGGCCCTCTTCGTCATTCCCGCTTATGCGTTTGGGTCAGTCCCCATAGCAGCTGAGATCATCTCGTTGAAAGACTTAATGTCAAGAATATCCTCTAACGCATCGGAATCCTCGGCAATTTCAGGAGCAATCTTTTCCAGAATAATTGCTGCTGCCTCAACCATCAAATCTACCGACTCATCGTCATTGTCTGATGATTCCATGCTCTTCATAATCCCATTGATCTTTCTAAGCTGACGAAGCGTCAGGGGATAGATAGTTCTAGGACCGTCTGCAAACATAACCTCAACACCCGGACGAATATTATTAACCTTAGCCATTTTTACTCCTTATAAGTTATGCCATATTATAACACAAAAAGGACGGGCTTGCGCCCGTCCTCAATGTCAAAACAGAATGATCAAGCGAGTTGATCAACGATTGTGCCGTATTCCGAGCCGGTCTGTGAAGGATCGGGGAGAAGACGGAAGTCAACCGGGAAAGCTGTGTTCTCAGCACGCTTCAACATATGCGATGAAGAGCTGTACTGAATTACTCGGTTACAATTGTAAGTACGAGTGAGCTCAAGAGTAGCGGTAGAGCCGGGAGCAGTTCCTACAAGACGAATAGCATTCTCCACGGGGTAAACAGACTGAATACCGACCGAAAGAGTCTTATTGCCACCACCTGTAGTAACCTCAGAATTAACTGAGTAGTTCCAAGCGCGAGCGAGGTTCTCAAGAGTACCCTCCGCAAGCTTCGTCTTAAGGCTAACCTTAATCTTCGAAGTCACGACGCGAGCAGCATCACCGAACTGATCGATTTCAATATCAACCATGTCAGGTTCCCAAGCCAGTTCAGCACCGTCCTGAGTTGCGCCAAGATCGACGAAAGTAACGCCGTCCGTGCTCATTGCAATTGTACCTTCACCTACAACAATATTTGAAAATGTAACTGCCATTTTAATGACACCTCCTTATTCTATTACAAATAAATTTTTGCCTTTTTTAGTTTTTCTTTTGGACAGCTTTAGGGCATGATCCAATTCAACTTCATCCGAGCGGTTTCCAATCCCTTTGGATTTTTGCCATTCGAACTCATAGACCTTTTTTTTAAATCTTATAATCTTGCCAGAGCCTTTACCTATATAAGTTATTGCTCTATACATAGACTAACCTCCATCGACTTATAAAGCAATCAAACATCGATAAAACCAACGTCAAAACTTCTAGAAATCGACGCATATCCTTCCCTCTCCAGAGGGGGAAACATACCGCCAGTAGTGAACCTGCTCCAGCAGATCCTATATTCTTGACTTTCAGTGGAAATGGCGTCTTTGATGGACTGAATATCGTCTCCGACATTAAGGAATTTCTGGATAAGAATAGCTATATCCTTGGCCCTCGAAAGATCATTGTCGTAGACTGTGTAAGTCAAAGTTGACTGATGCATCCAAAATGCCTCGGAGCTTCGAACCGCAGGAAATTCTAGCCAAGTTATAAATGGTGCCTTACTGGACCCATAAGCATTAATTGGATAAATCTCCATATTTCGATAACCCTCATCAATTAAATAATCTTTAATTATTGGATTCAAATCCATAGCTATCATTAGACCATCCCCGAAGTTCTAAGCGCAGAAATAATTGCTTGATCGATCTGTTCTTTCATTGGCTGAGTCCCCGGATGCCTGACAGATCTTGAAAATCCACCATCAGGCATCGGCATGGGCTGATAAGAACTAATGATATCATGGGCTGACGTACCCCTGTATATAAAAGTTCCCTTTATATCATTAGCGACTACTGATATTTCAACTCCCAAGCCTCTCGGCTCAACTCTTACATCAAAATATTTTGCTTTTTCCCCAAGCACAGAATTAAGATTTGTTTTGATTAGAGCATTTAATTGCAATATTTCCTTGGTAAAGTTAATATTCAAATTTCTTTCCTGAGAATCAAGAAAACCGAGCATATTGGCTATTGCGTTTGGATTATCCATGCTTCCAAGACTCATTCGATCACACTCTTTACCTTAACTTGTAAATATTGAACTTTTCCTCCAAAAGACATTTCTCTGTCTATCTGGATTACTTGAATCCAGCTGCATTGGATAATTTCATTATCTACTTTAGTTCTTACATCTTTCAATCTTGTACCATAATCTATCGGCGCATTGTGATTAAAATACATCAAATAATAATCTGACTCATCTGTTGTAGGCGCTATACGGATACCAGTTGATGATCCGGCCCTTGTGTAAAAACATGGCAAATCTTGATGAGATAGATTCCACAGAGCCTTCTCTTGGCCCATGTCATTTGATACAGCAATCTTATCGTAAATATCCACCTTATGGACAAGTCTAATAAAATTTCTACTAGAAAACATAGTCCATCGTCCAATGTACATAATCCATCAGAAGAGTGTCAACATCAATGTTGCCAGTAGAGTTGAGTAGACTCTTGTCAAACTCAAGGCGATTATTGCCCTGCTCAAGTTTGCTAATGCCATAACGATGATGCTCTCTCCTAGTATCATCAAGAAGATCGACAATCAAAAGCTCTGCAGCTTGTTCGATCTCCCAAGGAGTCGTGATCCATCCCCAGTCACCAGTAACTTTGATAATTGTCTTCTTGGGGAAGGTGGCAGGAGCTAAGTCATCACGACTACTATCCGGATGAGGATACTGTTCAACCAACTTGAGATAATAACGACTTCTCAAGTCCATCATGACTTTCTCGGTATAGTCGGACTCATCGACAAAAACAGAGGTATAAGAAATAAGTCTATCTAGAAGATAGATCTCACTTCTATTATTGCCCTCAAAAGATCTTTCCTTATTGTAAACAAACTGGAAGCTTTGTCCAGTATGAGTATCAATGATTCTTCTTGCAGTTTTTTCTGCCATAGCGAAGCGGTTCACGAACTCAGGTTGATCATACTCAGGAAAATCAGTTAAAAACTTATCAATTGAAAGGTAAGGATCTTCGATTTTAAACTCTGAATAAGCAGAAAGATTTACGCCTCCGAGAGTGTAGCCCCACTTAATCTTATACAGACCAGACGATTTAGTCATCTCCTCCGCAATGTCGATGGAATACGTCGAACCCGAAACAAGCTCAGGAGTAAGTTCATCATCGACAATTTGATCATATTCATAATAAAGAACAGCAGTTACGCTCCCCGCAGTAGGGACGCTAGAAAATGTGAAACTCTCTGTTATAGAAGTGTAAGACGCATATACGTTCATATAGAAAGTATAACATCACACGGTTTTTTAACCAAGTAAATAAAACTTCTCAATTTGCTCTTTAGTTGCAAGGCTAAACCTCTCCGGAATGGAGTTCATAAGTCTATTAGCCTCGATGGCATCCATCCTTTGAAACGGAGCCTCTTTTGTAAACTCGATATCTGGACCATAATAAGAATATCCAGACCTCATAAACACAACAACATCAGACACCATAATTTGAGATATAGGATCATCCTGATCATACTCCTCAATCTTCGGCTTAGATACTCTTTTCTTAGCAACTTTCTTCTCAGGCTGAACCTCGGAAGTGCCCCCAGATTGCTCTGATTCCTCTTCAGTTGCGTTCTCAGCCGTTTTCTTTGCAGGCGGCATAGATTGTCTCCTTAAACGATTAAAGCCGGGGCTTTAGCCCCGGCTCCAATCATACCACAAGTTTCTATCAACTAATTATGAACGAACCTTGACGTTGCGAACGTGGACATAAGCTGCCGCGTTCTCAATCTGGCTTGCAACACGAATGAACTGCGTGTACTCAATAGTGTCCTTCTTAGGCTTAAATTCGCGATATACAACGATATCACGCTGAATGCCGATAATGCGGTTCTGCGGGAACGTAAGTTCAACAACACCGTGATTACCAGTAGCTCCAGTGTAGGAGCCAGCTTCAGTCTCTTCATAAAGAGGAACCTCAAGCAGCGGGATGCCGAACGGACGAATGCCATTGACATAGTTGGTGCTAAGACCACCCTGAGCGCCACCAAGTCCAGCATTGACGATTGACTCGCCCATGACAGAAGCAGCAGCAGGACCACCAGTAGCGGCTACATCAAGAGAAAGACTCCAGATGTAATCCTGCAGAAGCGAGCTTGAAGTTGACCAAGCAAGCTGTGCACGACGCTGAAGATACTTATTTGGCATAGCACGAAGTGCCTTGTCAAACACCGAACGGGTAAGATTCCCGCCTGCTGCATCGACAACAACGCCATCGGTACGAGCAAGCTTACGGAAGCCGTTAAGCGACTTCAGAAGGGGATCGCCCGTAAGGCCGGTATCACCATGAATGTAAAGGTCTTCAAGATCGTTCGCAGTCTGGCGAGCCATAAGCGAAGCAACATGATCTTCAAGAGAATCACCTTCGATATTGTCTTCAAGGCCCTCAGTTGTGAGTTCCCAATCAAGACGAAGCTTTACAGTCGTCATTGAAATTTTTGAGAAAGTGGGATCAGCATTGCTGCCGTCATCCGTACCTTCAGTAGCCTTACGCATAATGCGCTGGCCGATATCAACCTTGTCGATCTCAACAGTCGGAGCGTTCATACGAACGATACGGGCTGTCTTCATAAGGACAGACTGATCAAACAGATAATCGATAAAACGATTGGCCTGACGGGGCTTAAGAATACCACCACCACCGGCACCGATCTGAGTTGTGTTTACTACCTTTTCTAATAGATCTCTACTGCTCATTATTTCACCTCCGTTTTCATGAATCGTAGCCTAAGACCTTAACGATCTCAGTGGGGACAAAAATTCCGCCCCAGAAGCTTTCGGTTTCAGCACTCTTTTCGAGAACCTCTACCTCATCTTCGTCAGCATCAACATCAGCTGACTTCTTTACTGCGCCTGTATTAGCAACCTTTTCAAGATCAGTTGAGATTTCCTCGGTTGATTCCTTAACATCGGAAACGGACTTTTCAATAGCTTCAATCTTGCCGTCTACCTCTGCTGTAATATCAGCCTTAACCTTCTCAAGCTTTTCATCAAGGAGATTGCCAAGTCCTTCAAGAACTTTTTCAAAATCCATTTCTTCTCCTTCATCAACCAAAGACTCTTCCTCAACTTCTTCTACCTCAGTAACTGAGATATCTTCAGCAGAAGCTTCACCTTCAGACTTGTTTATGTATTCATCGCCAAGCTCATTATCAGCATCGGCTTCCACTGACTTTTCTACTACATCAGCATTTTCTGTATTCTCTAATACCTCATCCGATTTACCAAAAAGGAAATCGCCAAGTTTAGAAAGAATACTTTGCTTCTGTGTATCAGTAAAATCGTCAGTCAACATATTCTCTACACTATCATCAATTTCATTTTCTTGCAAATTCATAGAATCTATGCCTCCTTTCTCTATAATGTCTTCCAAATAATTGGAATCATCTCTCTTCAGAATTGCAGGCAACTCACGATCAGGTCCATTAACCTGACGCCAAGCTGCACGAACTTTTGCTTTAACAGAAGCAAGATCCTCTGCAGGAATCTGAACTCTATTTCCCCGAAAACCAGAAGGGCTTAACGCCGCAACAGCACGGGAAACTTGTGCGACAGTCTCTTTTTCATCAAGACTGTCCCAAAGACGCAACTTCCAAGTAGAAGGCATCTCAGGATCTGGAGCATAAGCAAAAGCAGCGGCAGGGAAATCCTCACCATCTTCGCGCTTCGTAGCAGCCTTGCTCATATTCATATCATCATCATCATCAAAGTCTAGGCCCTGCTCGGGATTTTTAATTCCCCCGCCACCTTCGCCAATTTGATTCGTGTCAACAGACTTATCTAAATCAGGAATTGATGTTACAGTTGAGGACTTATGCCCAACATAAGTCTCAGTTGCCACCCAACCATCAGCACTTTCCTTCCAAATCTGAATAAGAAGGGCTGGATCATCTTCGGTCCCCTCTACACTAAAATCAGAATCTGGAACGTCAATCTCGCCGTCTCTCTCGGATCTAACAACCTTGCCGCGAGCAGTTCCTCCAGATGAATTCCAAGAAACAAAATCTCCGGGCTTTACTACGGCCTTAGTAGTCTCGGAAATCATATCTTCAGGGCCTTCGACACTCATGCCTTCGACATCAGTTCCGACAGCCTTCTCCATAGCCTTAATTCTATTTGTAATCGCCCTAGCCCAAGTCTGGCCGGGATCTCCACCCCACAAAGCCCAAGCGATACGGCCTGCGCTGGGGTATCCTTCGCCCGGAGTGAAACCTTTTCCCTGCTTATCAACTTCGTGACGGGAAAAGAATGAATGCATTCTACGCACAGTTGAAATACTAAGCGTATCTTTGTTCATAATATCTCTAGCTCTAGCAACACCGACAGGTGTCCCGCCACGATTGAATTCTCTTCTCCACTCAAGACCACGACGAGCCTCTGCGGCCATAGCGTCAGTCGGTACAGTATTTATATCCGAAAGTGCTTTTGTAATCATTTCCTCGTATGAAGAAATAAATTTATTTATTACAATATTATCAAATTCTTCTGCCTTGCCAATGATAAGCATCTCTTCGGAGCACGCGGGGCAGACACTATCTGAACCAACTGCGGCGTACTTGTCATCTTCGCAATAAAAAACATCTTGAAGGTTTTCGGCAACATATTCAAGTCTGCCATCGACACTCTTAATCATGGCGAACATTCCAGCGGGATTGCATGGATTATCTACAACGCTCAATTCGCCAAGGGAATAACGAAGAATTTCATTGATATTACGTCCAAGCTTTTCCATAAAGCGAGTCTTGCGATCTTGAACCATCCCGCCAATAGAAAAGCCTCGAAGCGTTCCATCAAGAATCTTCTGCCAAGTATTCTCGGCGCCCTTCGAGATATATACAGAAACCTCAATACCCTGATAAGTTTCGTTATTATGCTGAACTGGAACGGGCTTCCAATCAACAAGCTTGCCTACAGCAATAGGAGAATGCATCTCCCGAATATTTCCTACCCAATTAGAAAAAGCCTCAACAGAGGCATCAAAATTTACAATGTCATCAGCAAGATCAACATTGTCGGCGGTAGCGACACCAGTGACAATTCTCTGTTCTTTATTGATCTTTTGAAATGGGAAAGTAAAAGTTAAGTCAGATGAATGCATATCGCCTCCGATCTTAAAATTTTAGATTAGTTCTAGATAAAAGTCAAATCAAAGAACGTAATACCAAATATATACAACACCAGAACCTCCAGCGCCACCACTTGAGCCATTGTAGCCAGAGCCTCCGCCGCCACCAGTATTAGCTGTTCCAGTTCCACCAATACCTGTGCTAGAAGAGGCACCTCCGCCTCCAAGTGAAGCAGCATAAGCAGTACCGCCACCGCCTCCAGCAACGTATGCGCTTGATCCTCCACCGCCAACTGATCTATTTGTTCCAGCAACTGAAACAGTGACTCCGCTTCCACCAGCTGCAGTAGTAGGAGTACCAGCAGCACCGCCACCACCCAGACCCGTCGCTCCATATCTACCACTAGTGTAGTCAACGCCACCGCCAGCATATCCTTGACCCGCAGTTCCTGAACCACCATTAGATGTACCAATAGCTCCATAGAAACCGGCAGCGCCACCGCCAGAGCCACCAGAATTAGAAGTATAGACATTTCCATATTCACCTAGTGTCATAGTTTGAGATGCTCCGCCGCCACCAACGCACGAAACCAAAGATCCAATGCTAGACGCTCCACCATTAGACCCTCCACCAGCATTCGCTGTTGAGCCAGCTCCGCCAGCACCAACAGTAATAGTTTGAGTTGATGATATGAATATTTCTCCTGAAAGAACACCGCCAGCGCCACCACCTCCTGAAACTGAAGTATTGCCATAAGCGGGATTAGATGACCCCGAACCGCCACCTCCTGCAACAACTAAATAATTCACTGTCCCCGGAACTACAAGAGTTAAAGTGCTAGTTCCTGTAGATGAAAAGGTATGAAGTCTATACCCATTGGATGTTGTAACAGTTCCACCAGTAAAATATGGATTTGTATATGAAGAAGAAACAATGCCAATAGTGCTAGGCACTATGCACCTCCAGCGGAGGCTGCTAGATCACCAACTAGCAAGTATTCGCTACTGCCGCCTTCTACATCGTAAACTAAGCATATCAGCGAAACGCTAGAGTACTGAGCGCGTGTTTTATTTGTTGGTGTATAATAAAAAGCGGTGTCATAACCTGCACTAAAAGTTATTTGACCAGAACCCTGCTGCGTTATATCTACCCTTTGCCCCACCTCAAGTGAACCCGCCCCAGCAGTAACGGTAATTGGAGATGAAGAAGTAAATAACAGTAGCTTTCCCGCGTCACTTGAACTAATGGTTCGAGTAGTTCCAGCTACTGTAGATATTGTTTGAGCGGTAGCCCAATTGCCCTGAGCACCTTGAGGACCTTGCGCCCCATTAGTTCCATTAGTTCCATTAATTCCCGCTTCTCCCGGGGCTCCCGCTGCGCCGGGCACGCCCGGTTCGCCTTGATCTCCTTGAGGTCCACCGAAAGCACCTTGAAAGCCTTGATAACCTTGATTGCCTTGAAAACCTTGATTACCTTGAAAACCTTGAAGACCTTGAACACCTTGAAAGCCTTGAGTTCCCTGAACGCCCTGAGGACCTTGCACTGAAGACTGGAACCCCTGATTCCCCTGAAAGCCTTGGGTACCTTGGAATCCTTGAGGGCCTTGCTCGCCTTTATCACCAGTTCTTGCAAAAGTAATAAGCAAATCTTCGTTATTAGAAAAAGTAGGAGATGAACCGGAAACATAAGAGCAGCTAACTGCAAAATATCCAGTCTCTTCTGTCAATGAAGTAATCGTATAAAGTACAAACGCCTGCGGATCAAGTCTCTTAGAGATCCTAAAATGTCCTTTAATTGTACTTGTGCTATCATCAATAGTTCTCAGATAAGATTGAATATCAATCCCGCCCATATCAACATCGTCAAGATAGAGAACTGTAGCTGAAGAAAAAGTTGCATTGTTAAGCGCAAGCTTTCCAGCGCCCGGATCTGCTGAGCTCGTAGAAGTGTTGAAATCATACGCAAACGTCGCCCCGCCAAAATCGCCCTGATTGCCTTGATTTCCTTGAAAGCCTTGAGGTCCAACAGTCGCCACCGAAGTCTTTTGCGTATTAATCCTAGTGACAACAATTTCTCTAGCCATCAGTAAGTCATCTCCTGCTTAACTTCAAATAAACCTGCGAGGAGCTTCACAACATCGCCAGATGTTCCGCCAGTAGTTCCTGACCCCAAAGTTAATTCAAGATCATAATCATAAATTCCGGCAGGAACAGAGGCCATAGTTGAAGCTGATATATCAACGAGGACAGTTCCAGTGCCGGAAGTCAAAGTAATGCCAGATCCACTTGTCAAACTAATGACAGCAGCGTCTCTATAGGCTGCAACTCTAGAGGTTGCTGGATAAGACTTCCTAACCTTCATCGCAGCGGTAGCGCCAGTTCCTAAAACAAGCACAGTTCCGTCATCATCTTTAAAGACAATTGATCGTCTAAAAGTTGTCCCTTGATGAACAACTATATTATATAGAGAAACATCATAATCATCGGTTACTACTGTAGGCATTTTTCCTCCATTTATATTAGTTTAGAGCAAAAGACATTAAAACTCAACGCTCTAGAACATAATAAACTAAACCTAAGGCCCACACTGGGATCTGAGGCATGAAGTTCAATAGAATAGGACCTTCCTTGGTTTTGATGCCCACATAGACCCACAAAATAGCTCCAGATAAATGAAAAATAGGGCCAATTGGATATACGTCAAAAGCATGAAACCAAATGGCAATAAAAACTAAAGACGGAGCTAGCCATCTAATAATATTAAATGATCTACTTCGACTACTGTCCATAACTACTCCCAAAAAAGAATACTGAAACTATCCACTTATCAGACGATAATGGCATAAGGCCACTGTGAGGGTGAAGCCAATGAGAGGGGAAAAGTGCCACCCTCCCTGCGACGGCATCGATCGTCAGATCTTGGAGCGGAAACTGAGTTCCACCACCCTGCGAAACTGTATTTAGGTATAATAGCCCACCTAACACCCTAGAGCCAGCTATCCAAGGTGCTCCATCAATATGTTGTTGGTAAAAGCCAGTATTTTTTTTATATTGTTGAATTTGAAAACTGGTGTCGCCAACTACGAAATCATCGGAATGCGGAGGAAATTGTAAGTGATAGAAG